TATTCAAAACTATTCCATAAATCCGGAGTTAGTTCTTGCTTCCGGAACAGATTATAATACAGCAGATTTTTCTGCAGACTTACCACTATTTGATAGCAGCGTCAAAAAGTCTGGAGATCTTATTACATTAAACTATAGGGAAGTTGAGTGGATTAGTCAACCACTCGCTTCAAGAGTTGAAAATGTTAATCCATTTAACATGATTGAGTTTAATGGTGGCATATCATTAACTCCAGCATCAGACAATTGGGTAAGAGATATATTTGTAGATGGCGGTAGTAGGACTATTACTGGAGATTATGATGGTTCTTATATTGAGACCATTAAAACAAGTAGTTACCCAGATACTCACTATAGATCGAGAAACGTTGCTTTTGCTGCTGGTGGTTTAAAACCATTAACAAGATACTATCCATTCTTTGATGGATCTAGTGGAATAGACATTGTTCCAAAACTTATTGAAATTTCCATGGTTTCTGGTGTCTTTAGTTCTGGAGAAACTGTAGAAGCATATGTTGGTGGAGAAAAGATTGCAACATTTAGAATTTGTGTTCCAAACCACAAATTAGGAGATATTAACAATCCAACTAATAGATTTAGTTTAAATCCTTATAATAGATCAATTACTCTACCATCAGCATACACAGCATCAGCAACAGTATTAAATGTTGATATCGCCGCTCTTGCGGAAGAAGCACAAGGTAGATTCTCCGGTCGCATAGCACGCAGCTGCACATTAATTGGCGCAACTAGTGGAGCTCAAGCAACAGTATCCGATATTAGACTGATTACCGATACATTCGGTGATGTTGGTGGAGCATTGTTCTTCAGAGATCCTCTAACAAACCCACCACCAGCAGTCAGATTCCAAGTTGGAACTAGAACGTACAAGTTGACATCAAGCTCAACTAATGCACAACCACTTCCAGGAAGTCTCTTAATTAGTAGTGCAGAAACTTCATATAGTGCAAGTGGTAGAGTTGATGTTTATACACAAACTAGAGTTGTTGTAAGAAGACCACCTCCACCACCTCCACCACCACCACCAGCACGTCCAAGAGGTGGAAAGGATCCTCTAGCACAAACTTTCACAGTTGATGAAACTGGAGCATTTTTAACATCTATTGACTTGTTCTTTGCAAGTAAAGATGAAAATGAGAAAGTATTCGTTGAACTAAGAACGGTAGAACTTGGAACACCAACAAATACTCTTGTACAGGACTTCTCAAGAGTAGCCTTAGAACCATCCCAAGTAAATGTTTCAAGTAATGCTGAAGTTCCAACAAGGGTAACTTTCCCATCCCCAATATATCTTGAACCAAACGTAGAATATGCAATTGTTGTAATTGCACCATCATCAAATAATTATGAGCATTGGATTGCAAGAATGGGTGAAAGAACAGTTAATACACAATCTCTACCAAATGCAGAAAGTGTATTGGTAACTAAACAATACATTGGTGGAAGTTTGTTCAAGTCTCAGAATGGAACAATATGGACTGCAAATCAATTTGAAGATATGAAGTTTAAGTTGTATAAAGCACAATTTGTCAATACAACTGGTATTGTATACTTCAATAACCCAACTATTAGTGAAAATACTTATATCACACCAAAACTTCCACTCAACCCGATTAAAACTCTCCCAAGAAAACTTAAGGTTGGAATCACTCCAGTAACAACTGCAAATATGATTTCAATCCTTTCTCCAGGAAGAAAGGTTAGTGAAGGATCAGATCCAGGTCCTACAGGATATATTGAGCAAGCAGGTGGAAAAATTGGAAATCTTGCTCTAAGTGGAGTTGGTACAGGTTATGCAAACGGAACTTATTCTGGTGTTTCTTTCTATAACATAACAGGAAATGGTTCTGGTGCGGTTGGAATTGTTACAGTTGCTAATAATTTAGTTTCTGCAATATCAATTACTAGTGGAACTCCAGGATCTGGATATGTTGTTGGTGATGTTCTTGGGATTTCTACTGCTGGCGTTGGCAAGGGTGGAAAGGCAACTATTACAGTTTCTTCAATTAACTCTGTTGATACTCTGTACTTATCAAATGTTCAAGGTGAGCAATTCTCAACTGGAGAAGATCTTGTTTATTACAATGATTCTGGCACAAGAGTTTCCCTCGCAAATACGGACATTGCTAGTTCTACTCTGATATCTAATCTTTATAACGGAACTACAATCGAAGTTTCTCATAATAATCATGGTATGACCGCAGATACCAATAAGGTATCTATTTCCAATATTCTCCCAAATACATCACCAGTACAATTAACTGCTGCCGTAAATATAAATTCAACAAAAATTTCGGTTGCTAGCACATCACAATTTGCCACTTTTGAAGGTCAGACATCATCAACTGGTTATGTCAAAGTTAATAATGAAATTATATTCTATAATAGTGTAAATGCTGATAACACTCTTGGAATTGGTACAAGAGGAACAAATGGTTCTCTTATAAGAAATCACAATGTTGGTGATATTGCATATAAGTATGAATTAAATGGTGTATCTCTAACAAGACTCAATACCTCATACACAATGTCTGCTGATTATGCATTGAAGTCACAAAAAGATACTGACAAGTATTGTGTACAATTCTCTCGTGGTGATAGAGCAACTGGTGATACTCAACTAAGTTTCACGGATCAAAAGTCTCTAGGTGGTGATTCTGTAAGAGCATCTCAAAACTTACAATTTAACACTATAATTCCACAGATTAATGTAATTACACCTGGACAAACTACAAATGTAACTTCTGAAATAAGAACAGTTTCTGGTACTAGTGCTGGTGGTTCTGAAATACCATTCATCGATGAAGGATACGAAAGCGTTGAGATTAATCAACCAAACTTCCTTTCTTCACCAAGAATTATCTGCTCTTCAATCAACGAAGCGCAGAATTTATCTGCACTACCAAGAAGCAAGTCATTCACACTTGCTGTGACATTATCTTCACAAGATCCAAACCTGTCACCAGTTCTTGATGCACAAAATACAACACTGATTCTTCAGAGAAACAGGATTAATAATCCAATTTCAGATTATGTGAGAGATGGTAGAGTAAATCAACTATCAAACGATCCTCACACATCGGCATATATTTCTAAAAAAATTAGTCTGAAGCAACCAGCATCATCATTAAAGGTATTTGTTGGTGCATATAGACCAGAAACATCAGACTTTAGAGTTCTTTATAGATTGTTTAGAGCAGATTCCAGCGAAATAACCCAATCATATCAATTATTCCCAGGATATGATAATTTAATTGATACCGATGGAGATGGTTTTGGTGATGTAGTTATTGATCCAACTCTTAATAGTGGAAGATCTGATGCCTATGTTACGCCAAATAAGGCTAATCAATATTCAGAGTATCAGTTTACCATTGATAATGTTGAACAATTTACCGCATTCTCAATCAAAATTGTAATGAGTAGTACCGATGAAGCAAATCCACCAAGATTTAAAGATTTGAGAGCACTTGCACTAGCATAAAAATTCGTTATGATAAAGGTAGAAGGACATCAAAATCTGTATAGGGATGAGAAAACCGGTGCTATCGTAAATACTGATACTGCCGGTTATTCTCAATATATTAGAATGAAGAATGAAAAACAAAAGCAAAGAGATGAAATAGATCAACTCAAAGCAGATGTTTCTGAAATAAAAGACTTATTAAAGGAGTTAATCAATGGATCCAAACAAAATAACACTTGAAGATGTTAATAAACTTTTTGAATATGAGAAACTCAGTAGAGAAGTTGACTCATGTGAAGATTTGGATCAACTAAGAAATCTTACAAAATGTTACATTAAACTTTATATGAAACAGCAAGAGACTGTAAAAGCTATAATCTAATGCGGATATAAATAGTCTTTAGATCTAATTGTGTAATAGATGGCAGTAGTATATGTCACTAATCTTATTATTAACGCAGGATCTGACTTTGAGCATATTTTCCATCTACAAGATTCAGCAATAAATTCTGTGGTCGATATAACTAACTATACTGCCTCATCTCAATTGAGAAAATGGGCGGGAAGTTCATCTGCAACTAATTTTACTACGGAAATTATACCTCCCTACGCTGTTGGGAGAATAAAAATTTCTCTAACTGCTGAGCAGACAGCAAATCTAAAACCCGGTCGATATGTTTATGATGTATTATTAAATCGTTCGGGATTTAAATCAAGATTAGTTGAAGGTTCAATCATTGTAAGAGAGGGAGTCACTAGGTAATGACATATTCATCGGTACGATTAGGTGCTACGGGAGTTACTAGAGTACTTACAAACCTTTCATATGGTGACTTAGTAACTAATGCTTATAATTTAGTTGGTGGGATTGCTACAGCAACTTCTCTAAGAGTTTCTGGCATAACAACTCTTGGAGCAGATGGTGGAATTACCACAACTAGAGGAAGTGTTTGGGTTGGTGCTGGACATACAATTTATGGTCCAAGTGCAAAATTTGTAATGGTTGATATTTCAGATACATTGAGTGTTCTGACATTTCAAAACGAAAATCTTATAGTAACTGGAATTGCTACTTTTAATAATCCAATTGATTATGTACCAGCACACTATTCACCAAAAAATGGTGTTGGATATTTTAATACCGATGGAAGATTAGTTTCATCCGCAAATACAACAACATACGTTGAAACAACTAATTATTTACTTACTGTAGATTCTGACGGAATTCCATTATGGTCAAGAGTTCTTGATGGGGGAGAATACTAATGGCAAAACCATCCACAAGACAAGGACTTATTGATTATTGTTTGAGACAACTTGGTGCTCCAGTATTGGAAATTAATGTTGCCGACGAGCAAATAGACGACTTGGTAGATGATGCTATTCAATATTTTAATGAGCGCCATTATGATGGCGTTGAAAGAATGTATCTAAAATATAAAATCACTCAAGAAGATATTGATAGAGGTAAAGCAAAGAATACTGATGGGGTTGGTATTGTAACAACCACAGGTTCTTCCGCTGGATCAACATTCAATTTTTATGAAACGTCAAATTACATCCAAGTACCAGATTCTGTAATTGGCGTAGAAAAGATATTTAAATTTGATACCAGTTCTATTTCTGGTGGAATGTTTAGTATTAAATATCAATTATTTTTAAATGATTTATATTATTTCAATTCGGTTGAACTTCTTCAGTATGCCATGGTAAAAACATACTTAGAAGATATTGATTACTTATTAACCACAGACAAGCAAATAAGATTTAACAAGAGACAAAATAGACTTTATTTGGATATTGATTGGGGTGCAGAATCTGCAGATAACTGGTTGGTTTTAGAGTGCTATAGAGCTTTAAATCCAGCAGAGTTTTCTAAAGTGTATAATGATAGTTTTATCAAAAAATATCTAACTGCTTTGATCAAAAAGCAGTGGGGTCAGAATTTAATCAAATTCCAAGGAGTAAAACTTCCTGGGGGAATAGAATTAAATGGCAGACAAATATATGATGATGCTGAAAGAGAATTAGAAGATATTAAACAGAGAATGACATTGGAATATGAATTACCACCTTTAGATATGATAGGATGATTCACCATGGCATTAAATCCATTTTTTCTTCAAGGAAGTGAGAGAGAGCAAAAACTTCTTCAAGATTTAGTAAATGAACAAATTGGAATATATGGTGTAGAAGTTTATTATTTACCAAGAAGAGTAATTGGGAGAAAAACTATTATTGAAGAAATAGTAGCATCAGAATTTGATGAGGCATTTCCATTGGAAGCATACATCAAAAACTATGAGGGATATTCTGGTGCCGGTGATATTATGACAAAATTTGGTGTTAGTTTGAGAGATGAATTGACACTAGTGATATCAAAAGAAAAGTATGAAGAATTTATTGCACCATTTGTAAATATTGGAACCTTAGGATCTGTAGAATATCCAGATGATAGATATGGATATTTTGAAAGACCAAAAGAAGGGGATCTAATCTTTTTCCCATTTGGAAAAAGACTTTTTGAAATTAAGTTTGTAGAGCATGAAATGCCTTTCTATCAGTTGGGCAACACTTATGTTTACGAACTTAGATGTGAGCTATTCGAATATGAGGATGAAGTTATTGATACATCTATAGATGATATTGATACTTTAGTTGATGATGAAGGATATGTAACAACACTTTATCTTGGTGGATCTGATAATAGAGCGGCAGGAATTACATTATTTACCGGAAGTGGATATATTGATCAAGTTTTTCTAAACAATGATGGATATGGATATACTTCAACACCATCAGTTGCAATATCAACCAATCCTTTAGCATATGCTGGAAATCCTTGGGATTATAGAAATGCTTCGGCAGTTGCAATAACAACCTGCGTTGGTGGAGTTTGCTCAATAAAAGAATTACTTTTTACAGATACTGGAGTTGGTTATACCACAGCACCAACAATAATAATATCTGGTGGCGGTGGATCTGGAGCTATTGCAACATGTTCAATATCAACTTCTAGAGGAATTGTTTTTACAGATATTTTCGATCCTGGATTTGGATATGGAAATCCACCAATAGTAAGTGTTGGAAATAGCGCACAGATTGTAACTAGATTAAATTCTGTTGGTCAAGTATCTTCAGCATTAATAAGAACTGCTGGTACTGGATTTACTGGATCAAATATTCAATCATTCCCAGCAAATGTTTCTTCACCACCATTAGGAGTTGGGTATGGAACATTCAATGTTGGTGATAGAGTAACTGGACAAATTTCAGGTTCTGTCGGTCTTGTTAGATCTTGGGATTCTGAGAGAAGAATTCTTACAATTTCAAATGTTGGTACCGGTGCAACAGTTCTTGGATTCCAACCAGATGAAATTATTGTTGGATCTGGTGCAACAGTATCTGCTGCAGTAACTGCCGGTGGTTATCCGATATATAGTGTACGGGAATACATAACTGGTCCTGAGCAAAAACAAGATTCTGACAAATATACTTTAGATTCTTATGCTCAAAACAATGAAATTGAAGAAGAGGCAGACCTTATTCTAGATTTCACAGATTCAAATCCATTTGGCGTTTACTAATGTTAGGAACTTATTTTTACCATAATATTTTAAGAAAAACTATTATTGGTTTTGGTACATTATTTAATGATATTCACATTAAACACCAAACTAATGATGGTGGAGAGTTCAGTGACTTGAAGGTAGCACTGGCATATGGACCTGTACAAAAGTTCCTAGCAAGATTGGAACAACAACCAGATCTTAATAAAAAGGTTCAAATCACCCTACCAAGAATGTCATTTGAGATGAACTCAATCTCATATGATGCGACAAGGAAAGCAGGAATAACTCAAACATTTAAAGCGTCTGATGGAACTAACTTGAAAAAAGTTTTTATGCCAGTTCCATATAATATTGGATTCGAATTAAATATTCTTTGCAAACTAAATGATGATGCACTTCAGATTATTGAGCAAATTTTACCATTCTTCCAGCCTTCATTTACGATAACAATCGATTTAGTCGATAGTATTGGAGAAAAAAGAGATGTCCCAATTACTTTGGACTCAATTTCATTCCAAGATGACTATGAAGGAGATTTCACAACAAGAAGAGCATTAATTTACACTTTACAATTTACTGCTAAGACTTATCTGTTTGGTCCAATTGCAGATACAACAGATGGTCTCATTAGAAAAGTCCAGGTTGATTACTACACCAATACAAATAGACAGACCTCAACTAGAGAAATGAGATATACCGCTACACCAAAAGCAACAGTTGATTATAATAACGATAATATTATAGATGCTGCAGATGATCCATTTGTAGATCCAGATGATGATTTTGGATTTAATGAGTCAGTAATTGATTACACAGACTCTAAAAATTATAACCCAACAAGATCTGAAGATATTTGATTATGGAAGACTCCTTTGAAAAAATTAGTCAATCTCTAAATGTTGAGACTGAGATTGTAAGTGTAGATAGAGAAAAACCTCAACTTACAAAGGTTGAGGAAAAAAATGATATAAAGAAAGAT